CATATGGGTGATGTATTTGATAGTCGAAAGTCAATTGATTACTACAGTCTAGAGTGGGCCAAGAGAGTTGTATTTGAACCGATGAAGAAGTATAAGGTTCACGCAATCACAGGAAACCATGACTGCTATTATAAAAATACAAATGATATAAATTCACCTGAGTTATTATTAACTGATTATGATAATATAACAACATATTCAAAAGCAACTGATATTAATATTGATGGGTTAGATATTCTTCTTTTACCTTGGATAAGTGTTGATAATCATGATCACAGTCTTGAAGTAATTAAAAATTCAAAAGCAAAGATTGCAATGGGACATCTTGAGTTGAACGGATTTAAGGCAACTCGTGGTCATATGATGGAAGATGGAATGGATATTGCTTTGTTTAATAAGTTTGAACAAGTCTATTCTGGGCATTTTCATACAAGATCTACTGATGGAAAAATATTTTATCTAGGTAATCCATATGAGATGTTTTGGAATGATGTAAACGATCCAAGAGGATTTCATCTTTTTGATACAGATACTCAGGAAAAGGTTGCAATTAACAATCCTTATAAATTGTTTTATAATGTGTATTATGAAGATACTAATCATAAGTTGTTTAACACAACTGAATATGAGAATAAAATTGTAAAAGTTATTGTTCGTAAGAAATCAAGTCCAAAAGAATTCCAAAAATTTATTGATAAATTATATCGTTCTGGAGTTCATGATTTAAAAATTGTTGAGAACTTCTCAATTGTTGAAAATGCGGAATTTGATATTGAAGAAGATGAGAATACCATTTCAATTCTAAACCGTTATATTGATGAATCTGAGATTGAATTTGATAAAGGAATTGTAAAAAACATTTTTCGTGATCTGTATAGACAAGCCTGCGAGGTAGAATAATGTTCCTTCTTTCACTCCAACACCGTAAAGACGATGGTGCTTTTGCAGTACAAGACTCGAATGGTGATAAAGTTCTCTTTCTATTTGAAGAAGAGGATGATGCTGAAAGGTATAAATTAATGCTACAGGATGAAGAAATTGATACAGAGCGTACAATGGAAATCATCGAAGTTGCTGATGACCTTGCCATAAAGACCTGTAGCATGTATAATTATAAGTATGCTGTCATCACACCTGATGACCTTGTGATTCCAACTAGTAATGATAAAGTTCAAGAAGATTAAATGGAAGAATTTTCTGTCAACAGGAGACCACTGGACAGAGATTGACTTCCTTGAAAAGAATACAAACTTAATAATTGGTCACAATGGTTCGGGAAAGAGCACTTTGTTAGATGCACTAACATTTGTTTTGTTCAATAAACCATTTCGTAAGATTAATAAATTACAATTACTCAACACAGTCAACGAAAGAGAATGCTTAGTTGAACTGGAGTTTGATGTAAATGCAAGAGAATATGTAGTCCGAAGAGGTATCAAACCAAATATATTTGATATTGAAGTCAATGGAGAACCTTTACATCGACAGGCTGACGACCGATCAAATCAAAAAATACTAGAAGATAATATACTCAAGGTAAATTATAGATCATTTACTCAGATAGTCATACTGGGAAGTAGTACCTTTGTGCCTTTCATGCAACTATCAAGTTCAGTTCGTCGTGATGTCATTGAAGATTTACTTGATATTCGTATCTTCTCTTTCATGAATAATCTACTGAAAGATAAATTAAGAATACAAAAAGAACAGGTTCGATCATTAAGTTTGAAGAAAGAGAACTTGGATGATAAAATCAAGATGCAAGACAAGTTTATTAAAGAACTTGAAAACCAAGGTAAAACCACAATACAATCACATAAAAAGAAGATAGATGGTTTGATATCTGAGTCTGATGGTTATGTATCTACGAATCAGAATATAGAAAGTAAAGTTACTGATCTCACTAAAACTCAAGAAAAGTTTGTAGGTGCTGACAAGAAATTGTCCAAACTGAACAATTTTAAAGGACAGATATCCAATAAGGTATCTACCATTACGAAAGAGCATAAGTTTTTCAAAGAGAATACGGTTTGTCCCACCTGTACTCAGGATATAGAAGAAGACTTTCGCTTAAATAGAATTGAATACGCTCAATCTGAGGCTAAGAAACTTAAGAAAGGTTTTGAAGACTTAGAGAAAACTATCGAAGAAGAGAAAGAAAAAGAGCGTCAGTTTGTTAAACTATCAAAGGAGATCACTAAACTCAACAATGGCATTTCTAAAAACAATACTCATATCTCTATCAACCAAAAACAAGTTAGAGAACTTGAATCAGAAATTCAAACGATTACCGAACAATTTAAAAATAGAAATACTGAGCATGAGAAGTTAGAAGAGTTTAAGGAGAGTCTCAAGACAACTGAAGAAAAACTTTGGGAGAGGAATCAAGATATAGTCCATCATGACTTTGCATATTCTCTACTTAAAGATGATGGAGTTAAGACTAAAATAATCAGAAAATATCTACCACTTATTAATCAGCAGGTTAATCGTTATCTGCAGATGATGGATTTCTATATCAACTTTAAGTTGGATGAGGAGTTTAATGAGACAGTAGAGTCACCAATACATGAGGACTTTTCTTATGCTTCATTTAGTGAAGGTGAGAAGATGAGGATTGACTTAGCACTTCTATTCACATGGAGAGAGGTTGCAAGAGTTAAAAATTCTGTCAATACAAATCTATTGATTATGGATGAAGTATTTGATAGTTCTCTTGATGGATTTGGTGTTGATGAATTTATGAAAATCATTCGCTATATCATAAAAGATGCTAATATATTTGTCATATCTCATAAGTCAGACTTACACGATAAGTTTGATAACCTTATGAAGTTTGATAAAGTTCGTGGCTTTAGTAGGAGGATTGTATAATGATTAAATCATTTGGATTATTGATTCTAAGAATATCAATAGGAACTATGCTGATTCATCATGGTTATGAAAAAACAGCAGACATACAGAATTTTGCTGATGCATTTGTAAGACCATTACATCTTCCATTCCCAATTTTCTTCTCATACATCGCAGCATTCTCTGAGATTATAGGAAGTTGGATGATCATTTGTGGACTTGGCACTCGTCTGGGTGCCTTGGCAATCTTAGGCACTATGTCTTTTGCAATCTATCACGCTGTAGTTACAGCAGGTGGATTTAATATCTACTTGTTAGAACTCTTAATTCTTTATTGGGGAGGTGCAGCATGTATCGTTCTCACTGGTGGTGGTAAGTTTTCAATAGATCATTTAATAGCAAGACAATTTAATTCACCGTAAACACTATATGAAGATTTTAGTTACTGGACATCTTGGTTTTATTGGAAGTCATGTGTATGAATATTTTATACAGCAGGGGCATCAGGTTGATGGTTATGATATTCCACATGATCTGGGTGATTTTAAAACAGATAAAAAATATGATTTGGTGGTACACCTTGCAGCGAATGCTGCAATTCGTGAGGCCATCGAAAACCCTGATGCATTCTGGGAAAATAATGTTACTAAATCAATTCCAATATTTGAGTATTGTAGAGAAAATAATGTAAGATGTTTATACGCAAGTTCTGCATCTGTATATGAATGGTGGATTAATGCATATGGTATTACAAAGAAAGTGAATGAAATTCAAGCACCACCAAATAGTGTGGGTATGAGATTCTTTAATGTATATGCAGAGAAAGTAAGTCGTTCAGATATGCTATATCGTATGCTCGAAGATAAGACTGCCACATACCTTACAAGACATAAAAGAGACTGGATTCATGTTAAGGATATTGTTACAGCAATCGCACTTCTTGCGGAGAGTGACTATACTGGAGTACTGGATGTAGGAACTGCCAAACCCGTTGCTGTCATTGATCTTGCGACTAAAATGGGTATGGGACATTTACCCATTAAAGAGGAAACTCCGGGTGAAAGAGATATTACATGTGCGGATATCACAAAATTAAAAGAACTAGGTTGGTTGCCAACAATAAATATTCTTGATACTGTATAATTAAATACTAAATCAAAATGAGAATAGGAGTCATGTGTTCTGGCAACGGAACAAACTTCGAGAACATTGTTCGTTCTTGTAGAGAAGATGAAGTTGTTGTGATGATTCACAACAAAGAGAAATGTGGTGCTGCAAAGAGGGCACAGAAACTAGGTATTCCACATACACATATTAGAAGTAAGAAAGAAGATTTAATAATTGATGTTATGACTGCATGGAAAGTGGATTTGATTGTTCTGGCAGGTTGGATGAGAATAGTATCACCAAAACTTATCAATGCATTTCCACATAGAATTATAAATTTACATCCATCTTTACTTCCAAAATACAAAGGTTTACATGCTATTGAGCAAGCAATGGAAGCAGGTGATAAGACTACTGGTTGTACAGTGCATTATGTAAATGAGGAGTTGGATTCTGGTGAAATTATTTTACAAGAAGAAGTTCCCATACTTACTAATGATACTGTTGAATCATTAACCAAGGCCGTGCAAAGAAGAGAATACTATATACTCCCACAAGCAATAGAAATATTTAAAGAAACGACTTTGTGTGTATTGGATGATAAAAAAGTTGCTGTTCATTAATTAAAATAAATAATATGAATTATAAAAATAACTTATGCTATCCACCCAATACCGTTTAAGATTAGAAGCGATTTGTAAAGATATTGCTTCAGGAGCAGAAGTAAGTATGAGCGATATGATTTGGGCACAGAAACTGGCAAAAGCAAATACATCAGCAAGAGGAATGTTAAATAAAGCAAGAAAGATGTCATCAAATCCGAATGACTCTTTTCTGAATAACTTGAATATAGGAGACCCCGATTCAAGTAATCATCGTAGGGGTTTCGGATCACCAGACGA